CCCAGACCCAGCATGTGCGCCTGCCCGGGAAGCCCGTAGACGTTGAGCTGCTGAGCGTAAAGCTGTTGCAGCCATGAGCCCATCTCGACAGACGTGAAGTTCATTCGATCGCCTCCAAGTCGCCCCAGTTCTCACCCGCCTTGAACGAGGCGCGAAGGTACGGCATCTCGCCCCAGTAGAAGTGCGGGTTTTCCAGGGTTTCTTTTACACGCTTTACGGTCTTCCGTAAAGCAGCCTTTTTCACGTTGAAGAGGACCGAGTCGTGCGTGATCGTCCAGATATCGAGGTCTTGAAGTTCGAGCGCCCGGACCAACGTGGCGTCGCTCGCGGCGCTCTGAATCGGGCTGTTCGCTGCCTGGCGCTTCGCCTCGGCGAGCACCTCGCGCGTTCCCTTGGCTCCGGGAATCCGCATGAAGGCACCGAAGGGGCTGAGGACGCCCCCCGTCTCGACTGCCTCCAAGTAGCGCTCCTGCGCCCAGCGCTCGTACCCCGGGGTCAGGGCCTTCCTCCCGGCGATCATCCCGGCGATCTCGCTCTCGCTCCACTTCCCCCAGTCCTCCTCGTCGAGCTTGCGCTTCACGGCCGGCGCCCCGCCGCCGTACTGGAGGGCGAAGTTGATCGCCTTGGCCGCTTTCCGGGGAATGCCGATCTCCTCGGCGACGCGCGAGTGAAGCGAGTCGCCCGACTTCACCACGTCGAGCAGCCACGGGTCGCCGGAGAGGAAGGCGCCCCAGGCCACCTCCGCCCCGTCGTAGTCGACCTCGAGCAAGACGCAGCCCTTCTCCGGGACGATGCAGCGCCGCCGGCTCACCTCGAACGTCTGGATCGCCGGGCGGGTCGCCGAGAGGCGGAACGTCCGGGTCCCGGTGAGGTTGAAGAAGGGGTGGATTCGCTCGTCCTCGCGGATGTGGGCGAGCAGCCCGTTCGGCCCGCGGAAGTTGGTCGCTTCGTGGAGCCGATGCTTGTAGACGTCGTAGAGTGCGACCATCCAGGCGTGCTCGAGGTTCCGAGCGATGAGCCCGCGGCGCGAGAGGTTGTTGAGGCAGTGCGCTCCGGTGTCCGTCTTGATCCCGGAGGGCTTGAGCCCGAGCGCGCGGAACGCCTCGCGTACCTGATCGTCGCTGTTCCAGTTGAGGTCCGCGACGGACCGCAGTGCTACGTCGAGTGCCTTGGTGTCCGCGTCGATCCGCGCGAGCTCGGCGTCGAGGTTCGATCGCCCGATCCGGAGCCCGCGGCTTCCGACTCGTTCGAGGAAGAGGGCGGCGGGCATGGCGACTCGCTCGAGGCGAGTGCTTCCGCGATTGCTAGCCACGTGTCCATGTGGGATAGCAGCGCTCTTTCCCCTTTGTACCCGAAGAGGTGTCGAGCCTCGCGCAGCATCTCCTCCGCGTACCACATCCAGATCCGGTGTCCCCAGTTGCTCACCATACACCTCCCCCCGGAACCGCTCGAAGAGGAGCAGCTCCTTGATCGTGTCCCAGGCGCAGTAGGGCATCAGCACGTCGAGCGGCGCCGTGAGGACGTGCCACTCGCCGAGCAGCTCCTGCTTCGTCGGGAACCCCTCCGGGAGGTAATCCGCGACGAGGGACTCCAGGTTGTACTTCCCCGGTCCTCGGTCCTCATGGGCGCAATGGGCCATGAGCATCGTGTCGTGCCAGGGGTGGAGCCCCTTGAGCTTCCCCTCGACGAAAGAATCCCACCACAACGAGAAGACCGGGCCGTGCTCTCGGATCCACTTCACCTCGAAAGCGTAGTTCTGGGCGACCAACGGGTACTTTCCGCTCAGGAGACGCTTCACCCAGCGGTTCGCCGTCGGAAACACGCAGGAGTACGGCACTTCTCCGCAAAGCCAACTGAACCCGTAACAACGGATCGAAGACCCCGGAGTTTTCGGGTCCAGACCGGTCGTTTCGATGTCCACCACGACCGGCGTGCCCTTGGGCGGGAGCGTCACGGTCTTCGGGTCGATCTCGATGATGACTTTACCGAGCACCGAGGGACGAAGCCACTGCTCGACGTCCCTCCGGAAGAGGTTGCCGGCCGTCGAGTCGATACCCCCGGCGCGATGGACGTAGGCCGGATGGAACGTCGCCGTCACGTTGCCCTCGGTCGTCCCGCGGAACCCGGTGATCTTGACCGCGCGGCCGAGCAGCGAGTGGCAGGCGTCGTTGCCGAGCGCCAGCACCGTCTTCCCCTCGCACTCGGCGAGCAGCCGATCGCGACACGCGGCGCGCGCGAGGGCGAAGCGCTTCTTCTCCTCCTCGGTCTCGAGCGCTCCCGGAAAGCAGGCGACGGCGTGCGTGAACCCGACCGAGGGGTCCTCCCCGATCAGGTCCCGCACCAGCCCCCCGAGCCCGCCGGTCAGGGGCTTCTGGAAGACGGCGTCCTCGTAACCCGGAGCACTCGTCACGACGAGCCGGTCCCGGTCGAGCCCTTCTCCCGGGACCGTGGTCGAGCCCTGGTACGGGCAGGCTTCGCAGCGCATCAGAAACCCGCTTTCGTGGGGACGAGGTTGACGGCTTTCTTCTCGACCGGCGTGAGCTGGCTCAGGAAGTCCTTCGTCCGGAGGTCGAACCCGGCGAGGGTGTGAAGCGTATAGGCCACCGCCCCGGCGCGCTTCGCGCCGATCGCCTCGGTGTAGTAGTCGTTCTCCGAGGTGTAGGGGTGCGTCCAGTACCCCTCCTCCTGGACGTAGATGCCCTGGTACTTCCCGGACATCCCGTTCTTGAGGGCGAGCACGTTGGCCTCGGTGTTCCGCGCGAGGTTCGAGTCCTGCGGGTTGAAGTGGGGCGTGTACATCTGGAGGTAGCTCTTCCAGTTCGAGCCCAAAGCGGCGATCACCCCCTTGTACCGGGAGACGATCGTCGAGGCGGGGCCGTCGGCGCTCGCTGTGAGTCCGCCGCGGCTTGAGTCGGCCGCGCGCGCCGCGCGCAGGAGGTTCGCCACTTGTGCGTCTGTGTACCCAGCACTCGGGAACTCGTTCGCGACGTCGATGCACCAGATGCCCTTCACGCCGCGAAGTCCGGTGACGAGGTTGGTGACGCCGGTCTGCTGCGCCGTGATGTTCGCCATACCGTTCTTCGTGTTCTTGGCGCCCATCGTGACGTCGACCACCCCGCCCCACGCCGCCACTCGAGCGATCACGTTCTTCAACCGCTGGAGGTTGGTCGAGTTGAGGGTGCCGTCGTTGTTGATCACCCGGTAGCCGGTGACGGTGTTCCCCGCGTAGTCCCGCTCCCATGTCGCCCACACCCGGAACAGGGAGTAGCCGTACTTCCGGAGCGACACGTCGCTCAGGCGGTCGAGCCCGTTGTAGGCCATCACCCCGCCGTACATGCTCACGCCGTATCTCATCGCTTCCCCTTTCGCTTCTTGAGCCAGTGCGCTTTCCACGCCGCGTGGTACTCGGCCTGCCCTGCTCGGCAGTAGGTCTGGAGCTTCCTCGCCCGGGTGCGCTGGTAGCGCGCGGCGAACATGCGCTCCGGATGGAAGCGCTTGTGGTACGAGCACCACGCTTTCCCGGGCGGCGGACGGTGCTTGACGATCATGGCAGTTGCTGGAGCGCCGCGAGCTCGTTCGAGGTGAGCTGCTCGAAGAACGAGCGGCTGCTCAGGTCGAACCCGGCGCTGGTGTGGAAGCAGTAGCCGACGGACTGGGACTTCTTGGCGCCGCTCGCCGCCGCCGTCGACTGGGAGACGCTCCAGAAGTCTTCGTGGTCGCGGTTCTCTTCCTGACAGTAGATCGGCTTGGTGATCCCCGCCTTCGCCACGTCGATCCGGAGCTGGTTGACACGCCCCTCGAGCTTGTCGCCCCAGCCGTCGACTCGCTGGAAGTGCGGGCAGAGCACGTCGATCTTGGCGCCAGCCTGGAGGAGTGCCACGTAGTTGGTCGCGATCTGCCCGCCGTTCCCGTCCATCGACGTCGTCACGGTCCAGGTCGGGCAGATGGTCTTCGCGATCGTCGTCGCCCGTACCGCGTCGGCCACCGTGGCGCCGACTTTCGCCGTCGCCGCCGTGTACTCGTTCAGCACGTCCACCGGGTAAAACTGCGTGACGCTCTTGAGCGCCGTCGCCATGTTGGTGATCCCGGTGAACCACTTCTCCTTCGTGTCGTAGTGGTCGTCACCGGGGCCGGTGCTGGTGAGGTCCACCCGGAAGCCCCGCGCCGCGGCGTCCGAGAGGAAGCGCTTGAAGCGATCGAACAGCCCGCCGTCGATCGTGCCGTCGCGCTTCACGAACCGGCTGTTGGGGGAACGGTGCGAGGGCCAGTCGTACCAGACCCGCACGTTCGTGATCCGGAGGCTCTTCAACCGATCGAGGTCCCCCTGCCACCGGGAGTCGCTCGTACACCCGACGGCGCCGTAGTAGCTCGCGGCGTAGAAGAACCCGCTCGGGCCGGGCGTCGGTCCCGGGTCCGGTCCAGGCTCCGGCGTCGGCGGCGGAGGGGGCGGTGGCGGTGGCGGGGTGATCGGGTCGATGGGGAACTTGCGGCAGGCCATCAGGGCGCCCCTCTCTTGCTCCACTCCCGGAGCAGCTCGGCGAATCCTTCGGTTTTGATCCAGCCCTTCCCACTGTCCCGGAAAGCGTTCTGGAGTACAAGCGTCGAGAGCGCCACGTCGGCGCTGATGCGGTCGGCGAAAAGCTCCTTGAACTGAGCACTCGTCACGATCGGGCGCGAGAGGAGCTGGTGGCAAAGCGCCGGGAAGCTCGACACCGCGCCGCCGAGCGCCGTGCGGATCGCCGAGCGCACCACGTCCTTGTCGTACACCTGCTGCTGCGCCCGGTTGAGATCGCTCCACTCCCGGTACCCGAGCCCCTTCGACGAATAGATCCGATCGAGCCACGCCGCCACGTAGTCGACGTGCTCGGCGCTCGGCTCCTCGACGAGGAAGTTGGAGAGCGCCACGGCGATCCGCGCCAGCTTCTCGCGCTGGTCCGTTGCCACGAGCGGGATCTCCGACGAGTAGACCTTCTCCATCGCCGCGCCGTTGCGAACGCAGGCGTCCTTGAACTTCTGGGACACGACCACCGGGGGCAGCGTCCACGCCCGCATGACGAGGTTGTGGAGCACCCGGCTCTCGAGGATCTGGGGCTCCGACTTGACCGCGCGCCCCTTGTCCCCCACCTCCCCGGCGAGCAGGCCGAGCGCCGCATCGAGTCGGCGCACGTCCTCGAGTGCCCCGAAGAGCTTGGGCAGCCCGATCACCGGGTAGACGATCGAGGCCATGTGCAGCTCGTTGTCCCCCGACCCGCCGCGGAGGTTCGAGAGCCACACTCGCCGCACCCGTGCATGGGTGCGCTGGTGGTGGCGCACCGTCGCCACCTCGGCCCACCCGCTCGACCGGGCGCTCGTGAGTGTCGCGAGCGTCGCCGTGGTGGCGCCCTTCACCTCGTCGTAGAAGAGCAGCCGCTCGTCGTTCCGCGGGTCGACGCCCCAGTTGATCCAGCTCTTGCCGCGCTCCTCGGCGTGCCCGCCGATCAGGGCCTTCTCGGTCGTGCGCTTGAGCGACACGATGTCCCCGAGACCGATGTGGTCGCGCAGCGCCTCGGCCGTCGTGGTCTTGCCCTCGGACGAATCGCCGATCACGCAGACGTCGAGCCAGCCCTTGACCCGGGTCTTCTCGTCCCACTGGATCCAGAGCGACGAGCAGTAGGCGAGGAGGTAGAGGAGGTGCAGGTCCGGGCGTTCGACGCGCGCCGTGATCCGCTCGGCGTCCTCGAGCAGCCGGGCGACGTGCCCTTCGAGCGACCTCCCCCTCTTCCGCTGTACGGCTCGGGTCGTGGGCTCCTTCCACCGGTACGCCGTGAGGTCGCTCTCACTCTCAGTCGCCTTCCGGATGACGTGCGCCCGGAGCTGGTTCCTCGGGTCCGCGACGACGCGCGCCTCGAGCTCGTAGGTCTCGTTCGCCTTGAGCTCCACCCCGAGCGAGAGCGCGTGGTAGAGGTGCTGATCGCGCCGCGCGTCGAGGCGGAACTGCTCCGAGAGGCGCACCTCCCAGATGTTCTGACTCTTCTCCGGCGTGATCGAGACCGACGGGCACTTGCTCGGGATGCCGAGCAGGGAGCGGATCTTCGGGATCTGGGCCTGGAGGGGCGTCGAGATCAGGTCGAGGTAGCTCACGTCGTAGACGTTGAACTTCAAGCTCTCGGGCTTCGGGTCCTTCCACACCTTGCAGCGCCGGCAGAGGTCCGTGTCCTTCTGGCAGTCGATCCGCAGCTCAGTGGGCACGAGCCACGGGTCCTCGGTGGCCCCCGTGACGGTGGCGCGGAACCTGCACCACTTCCCGACGTACTGCTCGGTGCCCGACGCATGGATGTCCGCTTCGTAAACCTGCGTGTCCTCTTCCGGGAGGGCGGTCGAGAGCAACGACGGCGTCGCCGAGAGCAGCGCCTCGAGCTCCTTCGCCGTGTGCCCCCGCTTGAACCAGTCGGTGAGATCCTTCTCCTTCTTGCCCCCCTTGAGCGGCAGCCGGACGGTGTGCAAGTGCCCTTGATAGCAGCCGGCTTTGAGCAGCGCCTGGACCGCGACGGCAGCTCCGCGCACGCCCTCGTCGTCCACGTCGTAGACGACGTAGATCGCCTTGGCGGGGACGAAGAGCCGCGCCCACTCCTCCTTGAACGTCCCGGCCCCCGCTCCGGTGGAGTAGGCGTTGAAGCCGCGGTCGCGCGCGATGAGCGCGTCCCACTCGCCTTCGCAGAGGATCACCGGGCGTGTAACGTCGACCGGCAGGCCGTAGAAAAGGGCCGACCCTTCGCCGATCCAGTAAAGCTTCTTCTTGCCGGCGCGCTTGTCGTAGGTGAGCCGCTTCCCCGCGAGCCAGCCCCCCTCGCCGTCGGGGTAGGGCACCTGGACCTCGTTTGCCACGAGCCCGAGGCGGTGCGCCGCGATCGTCGCGTCCTTGAGACCGCGCTCGTCCTTCAAGTAGGCGAGCCACTCGGAGCTGGCGAGCAGCGCGCGGTGGGCCTGCTCGACCGCCTGGTTTGGCACCACCCTGCGTAACGGCACGACCTTCCCCCCGGAGGTCGGTACGTCCTGCTTGCAGTGGAAGCAGTGGAGCTGGGCTCCACGCTGCTTGACCACCCCTGTCCCCGGCTTGCACCGGGGACAGGGGACCTCGACCCGTTTCCAGGCGAGAGCCATGCCTCAGAACTTGTCGTCGTCCTGCGCGGTCGACGTGCCCACGTTCTCCGGGATCTGGGCGACGGTCGCCGCCGTCTCCCGGAGCATCTTGGCCTGGGGGGCCACCTGCTTGAGCTCGGCGAGCGCCACCGCCTTGCCGGGGAGGAAGTTGCACTCGCCGTAGGGCTGCCCGGCGCCGTTCTTCCGGGTCGTGACCGAGAAGCTGGTCCAGACCTGCGCCAGCGCCTTGCCCTGGGCCTTCATGGCGGCGAGGAAGAGCTGCCACCGGGAGAGGCTCATCGTGGGCACCCGGAGAAGGTGCGCCGGCTCGCCGGGCGCCATCGCCACGTAGACGGCGTGCTTGTCGCGGCAGTACTGCTCGCTCGGCTTCTTCAAGCCCTGCGCGCGGGCACGGTTCGCCGCGGCCTGGAAGCGGTGCTGGCAGGTCGCGCAGGACCCGAACACGCTCCCGGTGACGCCGTCGGGCGAGTAGCAGTCCGGCGGCTGGTTCCCCACGTCGGCGCTCGCGTAGTACGTTCGCAGTGGGTGCTCGTGGAGGATGATGCCGTCGAACGTGGCGACGGCCTGCGTACCACTCTCGTTCTTGATCTGGAAGCCGATCTTCTCGACCGAGATGGTCGGGAACTTCGACCCTCCGAGGGCCTTACTCGGCTCGGTCGCGAGGCCGAGCGCCTCGAGATCGGCCGCGCTCACGTCGCGGTTCTCGTTGTTCGTTGCGCTTTTCCCTTTTGCCGTTGCCTTCTGTGCCTTCGCCATTGCCTGTTCCTTTTCGTCGGAGAGTGAGGGTCTCGGTAACCGCCGACCATTCGGCGATCACCTCGTCCCCTGCCACCCCGAGCAGACGTACCAGTGGTGCGGGAATCTGGATCCGAGCGCCCGAGGGAGTGCCCTTGGCGCTCGTGCTGTTGGTCTTGATCGGGAGGATCACGAGCCCTTGGTAACGCTCAAGTACGGGATGTCCTTCACGACGAGCAGCTCGCGGAGGCCCTTCGGAGCCGCGGCCGTCTCGCTCCACTCGCTCTTCATCTGGCCGTAGAGCGGTGCTCCGAGGAACTCGGGCATCTTGAGCTTGATGAGCGCCGCTGTCACCTGCGATCGGTCGAGCCCGTCCCACGGGTGCTTGTGGGCCTCGGTGTAGACCGTCCCATCCTTCATCTTGGCGGTCGGCGCCAAGCCCTGCTCCCGCTGCATCGCGAGGAGCCGGAGGATCTCCGTCTCGATCGCGTCGATCTCCGCCTTCTGGGCCTTGAGCTTCGCGTCGAGGGCCTTCTTCTTCGCCTCGCTCTTGCGGAGGAGCTTGTGGTAGTCGGAGAGGGACGCCTGGTGCTCGACGATCTCCCCGGTGGCTTCGACGACTTCCTGCACGGCGTCGAGGAACTTCCCTAGCTGCTTGGCCTTCTCGATCGGCTTCATCACTTCTCCTTGCGGGTTACGCCCGCGGTCGAGGGTCCGGGGGGAACGGCTCGGGGTGGAACGTCCATCCCGACGAAAGTTTGGAGTTGAGGCCCCAAGCCGTTCCCTCGTTGGCTGCCCGGTCAGCCGGGGTTACGTCCGAAGACCCGCGCCAGGTCGCCCATGACGAGAGCCGAGATGTGACTTTTCAGTTCTAACGCATCGAGCACGGTGCCGTCAACGGTTTTCTTTCCACCGATCACGGCCTCGAGATCGTAGATCGGCGCGGGGCCGTTCGTGCGCTTCGGCCCCTCCGATCGCGCCTCGCTCTGCGCGCGCTGCTCGTGGCTCCAGGCGCACGAGTAGTACACCTGGACCTCGGCGCGCGACAAGTCGAGCCCCATGCCCGCGGCGGCGGGGTTCGCCGCCAGTACGTCCACCTTGCCGGTGGCGAAGTCGCGGATCACCTTCTCCCGGGCCGCACCCGTGACCTCGCCGTCGATCCGCCCGACGCGCTCTTTCCGCCGCTTCCCGAGCGCCTCGATCCGAGCGAGGTCTTCCTTGAACCGCCCCCACACGACCACCGGGCGAGGGGTGTCGTCGAGCAGGTCGTTCAGCGCCGTGATCTTGGCGCCGTTCTTCGGCGCCGCCCACCCGCTCGTGATCTGTTGCAGCCGGATGAGCTGAGCCAGGACGTTCGCCGCGGTGAGCTCGCGCCCCTTGAGCTCGGCCAGGCACTCGTCCTGCATCTGCTTGTAGGCGCGGCGCTCGGGGGGCAGCAACTCGACCTCGATCCGCTGGCGCTCGGGTAGCGTGCAGTCGAACACGTCCTGCCGGCGCACCCGGAACGCTACCTCCAAGAGCCGCGCGGTGAAGTCTGCCTCGTCCCGGTAGCCCACGATCTCGCGCCCCATGTAGCCACCCAGGATCGCGTAGGCGTTTCGCATCCCCCACCACGTCGGGAAGCCGAGCGGTGCTTTCTCGAACGTCTTCACCTGGCTCCACACGTCGAGTGGCCCCTCCGGGGTAGGCTTCCCCGAGAGCGCCAGGATGCTCCCGGGAATCTTCCCGGCGAGCCCGTGGACGGCGCGGCTCGTGATCGTCGTCCGGTCCTTGATCCGCGTCGACTCGTCGAGGACGAGGGCCTTGGGCTTGATCTCGAGCAGGCGCTTGAGCACCGGCAGGGACCGCACCGCCTCGTAGTTGGCGACCCACGGGCCGGGCTGCGCCAGGGCGGCGAGCTTGTCCGCGGTCGAGCCCACGACGAGGCTCGGCGAGACGTCGGCCCACTGGGCCAGCTCGTGGCGCCACACGTAGGTCACGGAGAGGGGGGCAAGGATCACGGTTCGGTCTAGCTCACCGCGGTGCTTGAGCCACTCGATCGCCACCCGGGTCTTGCCGCAGCGCATCTCGAGCGCCAGCATCGCCCGCCCCTCCCGTTCCCGGAGAAACGCCAGTGCCCGGTGCTGGTGGGGGAAGAGGTCGGGGGTAGCCACGACGGGCTCCGGGGCGGGGCGGTCGAGCGCCGAGAGCCCGAGCAGCGCGCGCAGGAGGTCGACCTGGCGCTCGTCGAGCTTCCACGGACCGTAGAGCTTCGCCACCCCGAGCAGGTCCCGCACCCGGGGAGGGAGGACGGCAGCCTCGAGGGTGTGGCCGAAGAGTCTCACTCGCTCTCCTCCCCATGCACCTCGACGTAGAGGCGGCAGGCTTCGCACAAGTCCCAATGCCCGGTGCCGTCTTGGAAGTCCACGAGCTTCACGTCGTCCGAGCGTTCGCAGCAGCGTTCACAGATGCGTTCATCGTCGCTTCCGAGGGACTCCGTGCTGAGAGTCATGTGCGGCTCCTTCCTGCGATGTAGCCGAGCGGTGCGCCGACGAGGAGGCCAAGGTAGAGCCCGCCGATGAACAGGGCGAGGCTCACATCAGCCCCACGAGCGAGTCGGCGAGCGCCCCTTGCCCAGCGGCGCCGAAGTGAATGCGGTCCACGTAGTCAACGGGCAGGGCGCTCAGGTCAAGATCCACTTCCCGCGCCATCTCGGCGTAGGCTGCGCGTACCTCTTCGCCGTAGCCTTGGGGGGAGGGCTGGAGCACCCGTAGTACTCCGCTGCCCTGAGCAGCCTGCGCTTGTAGATCAAACTCTCCCACGCGTCGAGCCATTTGTCCTCGGACTCCTGGCGCGAGCCCGAGGACGAGATCGTTGGCCCCGGTAACGACGAGCACCCGGTCGAACCCACCTCGTGTCTCACGCACCACCTCCAAGTGATCCGCCATCCGCGTTGCCGGGACGGCGAGGTTCGTGTAACTACCCCCGGTCATGTGGCAGAGCCGCACCCACCACGTCTCGTCGAGGCGATCCCCGCCCCAGCCGAGGGCGACGCTCGCGCCGACGATCAGTACCCGAGGACCGGGGCCGCAGTCGACGGTGACCAGCGCGTGCCAGGATGGCGGCGGGTAGACGTCGACGAGGCGCTGCCTCGGCCAGTGGTTCGCGACCGTGGCGGCGGCGGTGATCGTCGCGGCGGCGAAGATGAGACGGGCGCGGATCATCGGCGTTCCACGGAGGCTAGCTCGGCCTCGGCTGCGGCGAGGGCGGCGTCGACCCGGTGCGTGCAGTCGCACGGGACCACCACCATGTGCTCGTTGTACGTGAGCGAGCATCCGAGGAGGTGCTGGTCAGGATGTCTGACCGCGTCCGCCAGCACCCTCACCACCTCGACGTCCAGCACGCAGCACCCCGCGAGCGCGGACAGGGCGGGGAGGGCGTCTCTCGCCATCGCGTCGAACATGCGCAGCCCCTGCTCGGTGGCTTGCCCCGCCTCGACGAGCCTCTCGATCGCGGCGCGGAGGGCGGCGATCGCCTCGTCTCTGTGCATTCGGATCTCGCGCTGCTCCTGAATTGGGATGCGGTGCCCGCTGAGCAGCGCCTCCTGAGCAAGCGCACCGAGCAGGTCGACCGCCGCCTTCTCTACCCTCGCCGCGCGGTCGTTGCGGGTGGCGGCGCAGCGCTCGGGGGTGTGAACGATCTCGGTGATCGCCCATGTCCCGCCGCCCTTGTGGGCCATCTCGATCGGGACGTCGTCGCCGTCGTCGTTCAACTCTTCGTCGTCGCATAACCACGTCTTGCATCCTGTGCATCGAAGTCTCATGATCGCTCCCCTCCCCGCGCGCGGCGCGCTTTCGCCGCATCGTCCAGCACCACCGCTAGCACGCGAAGCGCTGGGCGGGCCTTATGCTGCCCGATGCCACCGCACGCCTCTTCGGTGGTGATCTGCTCAAGTACATCGCGGTGGAGCGCCCGCACGATCCGCAGCGCCCGCTCCTCGCCGCGACGCTCGGCTTGCTCCAGCGCGATCAGAATCACCGATCGCGGGTCGACGCCCTCGAAGGATGCACGCGAGCACGCGGTCACGACTTCGTCGGCCCGCTTCTCGTTCGCCTTCATCGCCCCTCCCTTGCCGCGATCAGCGCATCGACGGCGGCGGATAGCGCCTTCCATTGAGCGTCGAATGTCAGCACGTTCCCAGCGCACACGTCGGCTTCATCCAGGCTGCACGAGCAACCGTTCGTGGCACACGCGAAGAATCGGTCGTCCTCGGCGATGCGAACCGCCGCCTCGACGACGCGCGCCGAGAGGGTGGAGAGGTCGGGAGATGCGTCGCCCTTAGCCACGATCATTCTCTTTTCTCTGTCGCGGCCCTCCTTGAGCCACCGATCGAAAGCCGGGTCTTTTCCGAGCGAGATCCTTTTCATTGCACTTCGCACAGAGCACCTCCTGTCCGGTGGCGACGAAGCCGGCGCCAAGACGGAACTTGAGCCCACATCGGCAGCAGCACCACGACTCCGGAATGGGGTTGCGTCTTGAGCCGTAGCCGAGGAACGCAGCAACATCGTTAAGGCTCACGTCCCACCTCCGAGGTAGGCGCGGAGGTCGGCGATGAGTTCATCCTCCGAGAGGGGCACGTACGTTTCCAACACCTTCGCCGCCCGCTCGATCAGCCCCCGCGCCGGGTCGGGGATGGGGGCGGCGTGCCCTCCGGCGAGCCACGCCTCCCGCTTCGAGTGCAACTCGGGCGGCGTCAGCGACTTGGTGATGTGGGCGGTCGCGAGTAGCCACCGCGCGCCCTTCTCCCGCGCCTCCAGCTCGGCGATGCGGGAGCGGAGGGTGTCGCGGTCAGACTCGACGGTCCCGAACGTGGTTGTCAGGTCCGCGATCGCATGCTCCGCCCCCGCCAGTTTCGACTGAATGGTCTCGACCTCGATGCGCGCTTGCGACAACTCGTCGAGCGCGCGCTCCTTGTCGCGGAAGTGGGCGCGGACGTGATCGCCTAGAGTGTCGACCTCTCGCTTGAGCCCGGCGATCTCGGCGTCACGGGCGGCGAGGTCACGCTGCGCGATCATCACCTGATCGTGAAGCTGCCACCGGTCTTTCTTCTCCTGCTCAAGTTCCTGCCGAAGCCTGACCACACTCCGGGTCAGAGCGTCGTTGGCGCGATACGGGTCGATGCCCCGGTCCGCTGCCTCGCCGACTTGCTCGGCGTCCCGTGCGTGCGCCACCCCCTGCCCGGCCACGAGGGCGCGGGCGTCGCGGATGATGCCCTCCAGCGTCTCACCGCTGCCAGCGACGAGGCGGCGACAGATCCCGACCGCCTCATTCCGCTCGCGGCGGGCGGTGGCGAGCAGCGTTTCGAGCGCCTCCACCTGATCGGGCACTCCCACTCTCGGCTTCGCCCCCACCCCCGGCGCCCGAAGCGCGGCGAGGCGGGTGGCCATGTCGCCGTAGCTATCGGCGCCGTCGGGGCCGAAGCACCCCAGCAGCGCCTCCACCAGCGCCCCCACCCGCTGCTCCAGGGCGGCGAGGCGGTTGGCGTCTACGGTCAGTACCCGAGTCGGTTCATTCATGGCTTCTCCTTGTCGGTACTTTGTAGCTCTAACGAGGGCTCGGTGTCAAGGGCCTTGAGATCGGCCACGGCTCGGGCCATCGCGGCCTTGTCCCGGAGCATCAGGGCGCGGAGGTAGCGGGCGGCGGTGGCCGTGCGGTAAAGCCGCAGGGCCTCCGGGAGCCCGTCGAGGGTCCGGGGCGCGTTGGCGCGACGCCCTTCGGGCCTCGGCCACGGTCGAAGACGAGAGAGCCAAGTCATAGCTCTTCCCCCCCGTCGTAGCAGTCACATGGAATGTGGTGGGGCTCGAGGTCGAGGCCGGTGGGGCGAGGCAGGTCCAGCCACTTCCGCCAGTGGCTCGACTGGCCCCCGAGCCCGCGGTCGGTCGTGTTCGTCGCTTGCGCCGCGTCCTCGATCGCGAGGGCACGAGCCAGGAGATCGGGATGCTTCTCCCGGAGCTCGAACACTTCCGACTTTTTACGTCCCGGGCAGAAGAAACAGGCGCTCTTTCCCGGGAGGGGCAGACCGTGCCGATGAATCGCTTCGATACAGTCGGCGCGGGTCCACTGCCACTCCACCAGTGGGTACCAGTAGATCTCAAATAGCTTAGTGGTCAGGGCCTGGCCGAAGCGCTTGCCTTGCCAGCGGCGCGGCTCGTCGTAGCCGTAGCCGATGGCCTTGATCGCGATCGACACCCCTTCCGCACGCATCTCGCGCTTGAGGATGCGCTCCTGCGGTTCGTGCTTGTACTTGCTCGAGCACGATCGCTTGCCGTACGCGAGCCCGGGCAGCTGCTGCAACCGGAGGCAGGCTTTCTCGAGCCCTTCGAACTTGCCCTGATACGACTTGTGGACGACGTGGAGCTTGAGGTTCCACCACTCCTCGACCTTTCGCGCCATGTACTCGACGTGCGCGTAGGTCTCGGGCATCTCGGAGCCCGTGTCGGCGAACGCGATCAGGTTGGGCACGATGCCACGCTCGCGGAAGCCGCAGAGCATGGCGGTGCTGTTGGTGCCGCCCCCGTAGGCGACGGCGATCCAGTGTTTTTCGTTCAAGGCAACCTCCAGAGCAGGTCGAGGGTGAGGGCCAGGGTCACGGCCAGGCCGGCCGCGGCGAGGATGAGCGCCCACTTGGCGGCGAGGTCCTGCCGGGCGTAAGCGGCGCGGATCTTCTGGAGCTCGAGGTCGAGGTCGGTCACAAGTACCTCCTTCCCAGGGCCTCGAGAGCGACGAGGCGTAGATGTCCGGGCTCGATGGCCGCGGCCACGGCGACCTGGGCGAAGAGGCCGGGAGTGGTCTCGGCCACGGCGTCGAGGGCCTCTACGAGCTCGATGCAGCGAGCGAGGCGCGGTACGGCCTCGTCCTTGGGGCGCTTGCCGACCGGGACGGATGGGATACGGAACGGGGTCCAGCGGGTCATCGCACGGCCTCCCACGCCCGGAGGGCGAGCTCGAGGGCTTCGAGCTGGGTCGCGCTGATCCGCGCGCCACGGCGAAGCTCCGGGAGGATGTCATCGAGGCGCAGCGCGAGCTCGGCCCCGGCGTTCTCGAGCTTGAGCGACTTGCGCTCCTCTTCGTCGAGCTGGTCCTGGAGCTCGTCGCGGTGGGCCTTGACGCCGTTCTCGTCGTCCTCGAGCGCCGACGCGATACGGTCGGCCACGTCGCCGGCCGCGCACCACGCCACCTGCTGGTAGTTCTCGCGGATCACATAGCCCGCATCATCGGCCACGGTGTCGTAAGGCATGGGTCCATTCCTTTCCGCGCCTCGAGCGGCGCTCGTCGGGTCCAGGGTGCCGCCGGGGAGCCTACGCCCAGCGCCCCGGCCTATTCCGGGGTGCCAGTCTCTTACCGGCGGCGCCTTGGGCACGGCGAGGCGTGCCCGGGTCGGCTAGGTGAAGCGCGCGACCTTCCCCATGCGCGCCAAGTACGCGCGGAAACGACGTTGCCAGTACGGCGAGAGTGGTCGAGCCTTGCTTGGGTCGACGGTGTATCCCCAATCGACGCCGTGCTCTCCGGGAAGGAATTGAACGTAGAAGACGGTGCGCGCGTTCCATTGGCGCCAGGCGATGCGTTCCATGCTCGTTCTCCGGGGTTAGGGGGTCAGGTGAAGTAGACCTTGCCGTCGTCGCCGAGGTAGAGCCACGCCTCGCCGTAGACCTTGGCCGCCTCGGAGAGCACGTTGCCCGACGCGCCATAGCCTCGGTCCCAGAACCCGGCCCCGTGGCCGTTGCGCGTCAACCAGAAGTCGTGGCCGTGCTGGGCATCGGTGGCGCCGAAGGTTTCGGACACGGCGTCCAGGAGCCCACGGTTGTCCACTTGGAAATCCTTGCAGTCGGCCACGGCTGCGGCGATGGCTTGCTCGGACCACTCGGCCTTGCCGTCATTCATGAGGTCGTCGATTTGGATCTCGCCGTTTTCGCCTTCGGTGCTCGTCCACGCGGCACACTCCAGGTACGCGCGGGTGAAATCGTCCAGGTGATCTGGGGTTTCGACTGGGATGGCTTCCATCGTAAGCTCCTCGTTCTGTGAGCGGCCAAGCCCGCCCGAAAGGCGCCACTCTTGCGAATGGCGCCACGGCGGGGGGGCTAGAGCCATTCGTGGCGGATCGCGTAGTCCCCAGAGCGGTGCCAGTGCCCCGCGTCCAGTGCGCCTTTGCCGCCGCACGTGCGGCACTCGCGCTTTTCCGCTTTCACCGTGCCGAAGTAATGCCAGTCGACCTGCCCGGCCCCATCGCACCCGGGGCACGGGCGCGCTTCGGCGGTAGCGTGCGGCGTGTAGTCTCGATCGCCGTTCGAGTGGTCGTTACTCGGGCAGCGCGTACGGCTTTTGTCGGCGCCCTTACCGATGCAGCCGAAGCCGTCCGGATAGAGCACTCGGGAGAGGGTTGAAACGAGGTGAAACCCCATGTCCATACCGCAACCCCCGGCTCCGATCGCATCGCGCTTGTCCAGCTTCCATCCACAGGCGCGAGCGGCGTAGCTGGAAATCCAACGGCGCCCGGGGGTGCCGTGCTCGTCCACGTCCAGGACGTACAGGTCGATCGACCGGTACATACCGGAGCGGCTTACGTGCCGGAGGACCGTATAGACGGTCGATCCCGGGGGAAGGATGGATCGGAGATACTCGACGGCTTCGAGGCGTTCGGCTGCTTGTGCTTTCGTTTCGCGTTTCATGACTTCACCTCTTCGACCTCGGCGGTAGCCGTGTCGCCGTAGAACGAGACGCGAATCACGCGCCACCGGGAAACGGTTCCGGTCGCGGATCGCCGTTCGATGATCGTATCGACGCTCGTTTGTTTGAGCGGATCGGGATAGCGGAAGATGACGTCAGGCGTGGCAGTCATGGCGAGTGACTCCTTGGGTGGCGGGTTAGCGGCTCGGTGCGAATCGCTGCTCTAGGATGGCTTCGACGTGATCGCGGATCGCCTGTGGCGCGGCGTCGACATCTGCCCACGTGGCCGTTCCTTCGGCGATCCGGGAGAGCATCCGTTCGGCGTCGATCCGGTCGGCGCGCGACTTGGCTAGCTCGCGGGCGAATCGCTCGGAGGCGTCGATCACCGAAGGCTTGCGCGCGCCGCTCATCGGGCACCTTCGAGGGCGGTGCGGGCGAAAACCGCGTGGTTCTTGCGGTACAGGTACGGGCGGAATTCGACTTCGCCATCGTCGGCGAAGCATACGTAACCCGCGACTCGAACGCCGCGAACCTGACAGGTTCCGGGAATGGAAAAGAACGTGTCCGGGATGCCGACCTTGACGCGGCGGACCTTGCCATCGGGGCAACGCGCCATAGCGAAGCGGCGAGACTGCCGGATGGACCCGGCAGGATAGGCATACTCTTCTGGATCGAGAGACGTGATTTTCATGGCGTAGGCTCCTTGCGACTGCGGGTTTGGCACGTCTAGCCCGGCGCCGAGGGGGATCGGCGACGGATAGGCGCATCAACCTTCGTGGGCGCACCCGGCGCAAAGGGCCACGGCGGGGCAGGTCGCGCGATGGTGGAGCAGGCCGCCACAGGTGCACTGGGCGGCGATCGCCTCGTTCTGGGCGGCGATGATCTCGCGGGCGAGGGTCAAGGCAAGCTCGGCGTGGTCTCGGGAGAGACCGGCGCGGAAGGCGAGCGTGCGGGCCGTGGTAGCAGGTCGAATCGTGGCCGAGTGGTAGACCGATCGGTCAAGGCGATGGAGGTTCAATTGAGCGCGCATCGTTGGGCTCCGGGGTTGGTGGGGCATCCGTGTTTCGCTTACAGGTACAAGATAGCACCTCATTAGCTCTAACGCAAGGGGTAGAACTGGATCTTTACAATCTTTTACATTTGAGTGTGCGCCGTTATAGAACAGTGTTTCTAATGATGTACAAGCGGAAAGCAGACTCGCCCTCGCTCCCTCTTACCGTTGCAAGAATGAGTCATCGTGACAATTCAATTGTCTCGATGAAGTTTTTTTTCGTCGTGAGTTTCCCCGCGCGCCAAGTCTGCTTTCCGCTTTTACACCCCTCTTGACGCGATCTACAGCAGATGCTGCTCGTACGGCGCAAGGCATTTCCTTTCGACGGTCCCGAGCTCACGAGAAGCCCGGAAATCCGGCCCCCCGCGCACGGCGCCGCGCGCCGTGCTGTAGCGCGTAGCGCTACAGCTAGAAGAGGTAGCGCGTAGCGCTTCCACTAGCAGTGTGCAGCGTGCAGTACGCAGTTGCCCTAGCTGTTCTCATCGAAAGCACAGGCACTGCGCCCGAAGGGCGAGGGACCCACCCCCGCCTGGAATGGGCCGAAACTCGGTTAGTCACTACTAAACTAAAATGTCACCAAAACTAGTGAACCTAAGTTCACTATGTAAAGCGAAATTTTAGTTGGGTAGTGACTAACCGAATTTCGGCCGTCTCCGGCCTGTACAAGCGGTCAGCCGAACGCCCAAATCTTTAACAATTTCTCTTTACAGGGGACGGGAAAGAGCTGAAAAGAGGAGTATCTATCTATTTTTACTCTCTCTCACACTCTATCTATCCCGTTAAAAAGAATGGAGGAATCTGTTGATAGGCTACTACGACTCCACCCCCCCAAGTCAACACTTTTTTTCGTACAAGATTCGCCGCCAGAACCCTTCGCCCGCCGCTGCGCTAAGCCCCCCTACCGGGAGTCGCCACCCGTTGCCCGCCGCCCGGTTCTCGTCGTACGATGCGTCGTCACGCGGAGGCCACCGGGCCTCGTACCACTCATGGCCCTCCTCCAGCTCCCCCAACGCACGGCTCCGACGCCCTTCCGGTCGAAGTGGACCGACGAAGAGCTGCTCGAGCTGCTCAACACCTACCTGGAGACGGGGGCTTTCCCGGCAGGCTGGGACGAAGACGAAGGCCACCGCGCCCTCGCGCAGGCCCAGGCCAAGTGGCCGCAGGACTTCGATGCGTACCTCCGGGCCGAGGGGGTAAGCGACGCGCGCGTGGCGGCAGCGCACCGGATGGGCCTCACGTCGAGCGACGCGAAGGCGCAGCAGCGCGCGGCCGAGACTGTCCACAAGCTCCGGGGGCGGATGGTGGCCGAGGACAACGCCTTCAAGAAGGGGGTCGACGCGGCCATCGAGATCGCCCGGATCCTCCGCGGCGAGCTGCCCGTCCCCGCTCCCACCTACGACGTGACGCCCGAGCTCCCGGAAGGCGATGACCCCTGACGGCCGAGCCCCTCGGTTCGACTACGAGGCGAAGCGCCGCTTCTTCCAGCTCGTCGGGTACGACCCGTGGGAGATCGACGTCGAGACGGGCGCCGAGCTCGACCACGACCAGTTCCTCGAAGCCCTCGCCCAAGGTCGTCCGACCCTCGGGCAGAAGAGCTTCCACTGGGCCTGTTGCTACTTCCGGTTCGTCTCGTGGTTCGCAGGCGCCCGGTCGGGGAAGTCGATCGCCGGGGCGATGGAGCTCGCCTTCCGGCTCTTCCTGCCCGAGCGTCGCATCTGGATCGCGGCGCCCAACTACGACCTCGGATCGAAGGAGTTCGAGTACGTCTGGAAGACGTACAAGGAAGAGCTGCCGAAGCGCGGGCTCCGGATGAACTACCTGCCCGGCACGACGTTCAACCCCGACCGCGGACGCTTCAACATCTTCCTCGGGGCGCCGCTCTTCTCGTGGCTCAAGGTCAAAACCGCCGAGAACATGGAGAGCTTCCTCGGTGAGAAGATCCACGATCTGCTCCTCGCCGAGGCGCCGAAGCTGCCCTCCGCGGCGTGGTCCAAGTACCTGACGGACCGCATCGCAACGCTCGAGGGCAACGTGATCCTCCCGGCGACCCCGGACGGGTTCAACTGGGCGCACGACGAGTTCTACAAGCCCGCCGGCGGACCCGAGCGGATCGGCTACGAGCGCTCCGGGAACTGCTGGCTGGACGGCTTCTGGACGCAGTCGACCAGTGCGCTCGACTGCCCGGACTCCTACTACCCGGCGAGCGAGAAGCAGCGCATGTTGAAGCGACTCGCCGACAACCCGGAGGACGTCGACCGGATCGAGCAGTTCCACGGCCGCTTCGCCCACCGCTCCGGGCTCGTGCTCTACCGGCTCAAGGGCGACTCGGTCGTCTCGCGCCTCGACGCGCGTGCCCGCTGGGGCTTCGCGTGACGATCGTTCGACCGGTGCCCAAGGGCCTCATCGCCCCTCCGGCGCATTGGAACCGCGTCGTGGCGATGGACTACGCCGACGCGGGGTGGAAGGCGAGCCTCTTCGCGGCGATCGAGCCGTGGCAGCGCTTCGCCGTCGTTTACTCCGCGTGGAAGGAACGCGGGCAGGAGATCAGCGATCAGGTGGGCGAGGCCAAGAAGCGCCTCGGCCCGCGAGCCGACGACCCACAGACGACGTGGATCGTCGACAAGAGCGCCCCGCAGCTTGAGTACCTCAAGGCCGGCGCTCCAGTCATCCCGTCGATGAGCGGGCCGGGGAAGAAGGCGTGGCTCATCAGCCAGGCCAACGAGCTGCTCTACACCCAGCGGCTCTACGTCATCCGGGACGAGTGCGAGCCCTTCCTCTGGGAGGCGCAGCGCTTCGTTCGCAAGCCCGAGAGCGAACGCCCCGGGTCCGACGAGCGCAAGCCCGGCCAGGTCGTCAAACGCGACGACCACCTCTGCGACTGCTTCCTCTACCTCTGCGGCTACCTGAGCACGATCCTCTCGGACGAGCGCCAGCCCAAGGCCCAAGAGAAGAAGCGCGTCTGGCCTCCGCCCCCGCTCACCCGCGCCGAGCGGAAGAAGCTCTACCGCAACGAAGAGCAAGGACTTGACGCCTTGCTGTCAGAGCTAAACCAGGGCTTGCTGGAATCTGACGGTCCGTGGTAAGAGTGCAGCCAATGGCTGCACCTGACGAGTCCCAGGCCCTCCTCACGCTGCAACGCGAGCTGATCGTCGAGCTCCGCGAGCAGCTCACGCTGCTCCACTCCCAGAACGCGGAGTTGCGTTCCGAGCTACACGCCGCTCGGAACGAGCGCGCTCTCCGGACCACGCAGGCCGGTGAGGTAGGGCAGACGCCGCTTCTCCCGACGCTCGAGGAGCTCGAGCGCGCCGCCGAAGAGCAAAACAACCCGGGCCTCCGAGCGCTCCTCCGGAACCTCGGCGCCGGGCTGGAGGGGTGATGAAAAAGGGAAAGAGCCACGACGCGATCATGAAGGTCGCCATCGCCGCGGCGAAGAAGGGCAAGAAGCCGCCGAAGAAGAAGGTCGTGGACGAAGACGGCGACGTCGACTTCTCCGAGCTCGCGTCGCGGAAGGGGAAGTGCTGATGTGCCCCTACTGCAAGAACCCAGGCAAGAAGGTCGTGAAGGACACGCTCGTCTGTGCCGCGTGCGGCGCTCCCGTGGTCAAGGCCGACTGGGAGCAGGCCGGCGCCCAGCGTAAAGCGATGCGCGAGATGCGCGAGAAGCTCGCGAACCCACCCCCGGTCGTGAACCGCACCCTCTGATGGGCATCTCGGTCGAGAGCGTGCTCACCTTCACCGCGCCCAACCTGCGGTGCGCGACGGGGCTGCTTCGTCTCGACACGAGTTATCCCACCGGGGGCTATCCGGTGACGCATCTCCAGCTCTCGGACGGGTACGTGCGAGAGAAGCGGCTGCTCTTGATCGAGCCGCACCTCGACTACACCTGGCAGTACCACGACGACACGCAGACCTTGGAGGTCCGGACGGCCGGAGCCGAGGTCGTCGGCGGGACGGACCTATCGACCGTCCACGCCAACTACTTCTTGCTCGGGCGAGACCCGACCGCAGTCTGAGGAGACGCTCATGGCGCTCACCATCACCATCTTCAAGAAGACCGTCTTCGGCGATCAGCGTTGCGTCATGGGCGAGGTCGCCTTCGACTCGTCCTACCCGACCGGCGGCGAGGCGCTCGACCTTGTCGACCTGACCGACGGCTTCCTGGCGAACGCCGGGGCGTCGAACTTCCTCATGTTCGCTCCGACGAGCGGCTACCTCTTCGAGTGGGTGCCTACGACGGGGACCGCGGGCAACCTCGTCGCGCGGACGTTCGCGGCGGTCTCGGCGCACACCCACACCATCGCGGTCACGGCGGGCACCGCCGGCAACGCGGTGACGAACAACGCGGGCGTGCTCGAATCTTCGGGCGGGCAGGACCTCACGACCGCGTCGGGCGGGGCGATCAGCGCCGGCCTGGCCGAGGTCGCCAACGCGACCGACCTGTCCAACGCCTGCGGCCACGTCGCCTTCATGATCATCGGGGTCTGAGCCATGCGCCACTGGATCGACTGGCTCTTCGACCGCCTCTTCCCTCGACTCACCCCGGCCTGACCCTTGGCCCTCCTCGACGAGCTCGACACGACGAGCGACCGAGAAGCCCTCGCGTCGCTCGTCGAGGACCTCTACCTCGCGGATCAGGACTATCGGCGAGCGTTCGAGGCCCAGTGGGCGGAGAACCTCGCCTTTTACGCGGGGGAGCACTACGTCCAGCTCGTCGCGTCCGACGGCACCGTGCGGCGGATGCCGTCGCCGACCGGGGCGGCGGGCTACGTGCCCCGCCCCAAGACCAACTACACGCTCAAGATCGTCCGCGCCCTCGTCGCCAACTTCCTGAAGTCGGACCCCAAGACGAACGTCCGCCCCCGCGGCAGCGACGATCGGAACGTCTCGGCGGCGCGGCTCGCCGAGAAGGTGGACGAGGCGCTCGACGAGTTGCAGTGCTGGGACGAGAAGCAAGTCGAGCTCGTCAACTGGATGGTGACGTGCGGGGTCGGCTTCCGGAAGGACTACATCGACGCCACCGAGGCGGCGAAAAGCATCCTGCCGCGGTCGCCCTACGTGACGACGCCCGACGGGCAGGTCGTCCCCGGTGCCGATGGGAAGCCCATGCCCGTCGAGCCCACGCGCTCGATGTCGCCCTACGTGGCGCAGTGCGAGGTGCTCTCACCTTTCCAGTTCGCCGTCGACCCGCTCGCGACGCGCCTCGACAACGCGCGCTGGGTGATGGAGCTATCCGTCCACCCGGTCGAGTGGTTGAAGGAGCAGTTCGCCAAGACCGACGCGGCGGGCTCCCCCCGCGAGGGGATGACCGGCGAGGCCGAGAACCTGGAGGGCGGTCTCGGTCGGGTGTCGCCGGGGCTGCTCTATTGGATCCAGCTCAAGAACGCGAACCAGACGCGGCTCTCGCGCTTCAAGTCGATGGCGGTGGTGAAGGAGTACTACCAGGCGCCGACGCCGAAGCACCCGGCGGGGCGCTGCCTGGTGGTCGCCGACGGGAAGCTCCTCTTCGAGGGCCCGTCGCCCTACGCGCCGAAGTACTGGCACCCCTACACCATGTTCCCGTTCCTGCTCATGCCGGGGCGGTTCTGGCCGCTCTCCGCGGTGGAGTTCCTGGTGCCGTCGCAGCGCCGGCTTAACTCGATCGACGCGATCCAGATGTACACGCGCAACACGACCGTGGCGCCCCGGTGGGCTTTCCCGAAGGGGTCGGGGATCAGCCGGGACAAGATCACCGGGGCGCCGGGTCAAGTTCTCGAGTTCAACGCGACGGGCGGGCAGCCCGTACTCCTCGACGGGAAGGGCTTGCCGCCCAACGTGCAAGACGAGCGGCAGTCGACGATCCGGGACATGGAGGAGATCGGCGGGACGTTCAACATCCTGGGCGGCGATCGGCAGGAGGGCGTACCGAGCTACTCGGGCCTCGCGTTCCTCCAGGAGAACGCGAGCGACGTCCACCTGCCGACCTTCCGGCTCTGGGAGAAGGCCCTCGAGCGCGCCGCGAGCAAGCGGCTCTGGCTCGTCTCCAAGTTCTACACGGGCGACCTACCCGAGCTGACGGCACTGCTTCGCGACAAGCTGGCGCAGACGAGCGACCTCGAGCTGGCGCAGTTCACCGGCAACGACCTCCTCGACAACTGTGACGTGCGGATCGAGGCCGGGACGTCGATCCCGCGCTCGCGGGTCCTCTTCCAGCAGACCGTGATGGAGCTGCTCAAGAACGGGCTGCTCCAGCAGGTACTCCAGGACCCCGAGATGTTCGTGCAATTCCTCGAGCTCTTCGGGCTCTCCAACTTCTCGGGCCACAAGGGCGAGGACGTGCGGAAGGCCCAGCTCGAGAACGCCATCTTCCTGAGCTTCAAGAAGTGGCAGCCGACGGACGTCCAGCAGGCCCCCGGACCCGTCGACCCGATGACTGGGATGCCGGGACCGCCGACGCTCACGACCCCGGTCACGGCGCTTTTCATCCCGGAGGAGGACCACCAGGTCCACCTCGCGGCGCACCTTCGTCTTCTCAAGTCGCCCCAGTCGATCGCCAACGGCCCGCTCTACGTCGAGGCGATCCGCGCGCACATCGCGCAGCACCAGCAGGTCCTCGCCATGCAGCAGATGCAGATGGCGATGCAGCAAGGGGGTCAAGGAGCTGGCGCGCAGCCACAGGCTGCACCGCAGGCTTGACAAGGAGTCAAGAAGTCGCCTAGTGTCGCAACCAACGGGCCTGGACGTGCCAGGAGAACGGTCGCTGATCGTCAACAGCTTGGAGGTCGGACGTCATGCCGGACGTGAACGGCGAGGTCGAAGGGCAGGAAGGTCTCGAGTCGGAAGTCGAGGCAACCACCGAACCGGAAGCGACTCCCGAGAAAACGGGAGACGACAAGGTCGATCACCGAGGGGTCCCGTGGCGCAACGTCGCGGCCGAAGCGGCCCGAAAGCTCGAGAAGGCGCGTGCGACGGCCGAGGAGTATCGGTCGAACTACGAGCAGCTCGAGACTGCGCTCAAGGATCGGCCCGAGATTCTTCGGGCGCTGCTCGAAGGGACCCCGCTGCCGACGCAGCAGCCGGGGCAGGAGGACGACGGTCTCGATGCCGAGACGCGGCGTCTCCTCGATCGACCGCAAGACCTCCTGAAGTACCTCGCTCGCGAGGTGAAGGGGGTCAAGCAGCTCGCCCTGGCCGGTCAGCACGTCCAGTCGCAAGCCCAGGAGCAGGCGGCCTGGCAGCAGTTTCACTGGGCGATGGCGCACTTCATGGGCGAGGCGGGCCTGGACCCGCAGAACGCGGGCCTTCGCACGCGCATCTCCGACTTGGTGGTGGCCGATCTCAACCGGCGAAACGCCGCAGGGCGTCGGGTCAATGGCACCGACGAGCTGCGCGAGGTCTTCCAGGACGTGCTCTCCGACGTCAATCTGACTGCGTCCAAGGGTGCCAAGCAGAAGACGACAACCGTCGCGCCTCCCTCCACGACTCGAGGTGGCGGGCCTACGCAGCGCCAGGAGCCGGAAGCGAACCTTGCGGATCCGAACGTGACGAAGGCCCTGCTCGCCAAGATCCTGCGTGAAGCGGAAGGCGTGCCACTGGAGGAAACCATGCCCGCAACCAGTACCACGATGGCCGGCTCGTACAAGCAGGTGTACGGCAAGCAGCTCATCGACGCACTCGGCAATCTTTCCACCGACCTCTGGGACAAGATCGAGGTCTCGAGCGACAAGCCCCGCGGTCAGGGCTTCTACTTCCCGGTCCACGTCGGCGCCAACATGGCCGGCGGTCCGACCGGCGAGCTCTCGCCCCTTCGTGAGGCGCAGAGCGAGACGATCGTGCAGGCGGTCGTCACCCCGGTCGAGTACGAGTGGACCATCGAGATCTCGAACAAGGCCCGCCGGCTCGGCGAGGGCGACAAGGCGAGCTGGATCAGCGTCGTCGACCACGCCTTCCGGTCGAAGCTCGACACCGCGCGCAACATGCTCGGGAACGACGTCTACCGCGACGGCACCGGCACCCTCTCGCTGGTGAACGGGGCGGTCAGCGCCTCGGCCACCGTGGTCGTGGACGATGCGACCCCCTTCCGCGAGAACATGGTGCTCGACGGCTACGAGTCGACCACGCCGGTCTTCACGGGCGTGCAGATCCTCTCGGTCAACCCGTTCACCAACACCCTCGTGCTCAAGGACGCGGTGACGATCGCCGACAACGGCATCCTCCGCATCGCGAACACGACCACGACCCAGTCGATCCACGGCCTCAAGCGCATCATCGACACCAACGTGGTGTCGACGACCTACCTGGGGATCAGCCGCAACACGTACCTCAAGTGGCGCGGCAACGTGATCGACAACGGCGGCAACAGCCTCTCCGCCGACCTGCTCCAGCAGGCCCTCGATCGCGTGCTCATCATCTGCGGCAAGATGCCGCCGACCATGATCTCGAACCCGAGCCAGCGGCGGAAGTACCTGACGCTCTCGACCCCGCTGCGCCGGTTCATGAACGGGAAGTTCGACCTCGGCCACGACACGCTCGAGTTCAACGGGCGCGGCTGGATGATCGATACCAAGTGCCCCCGCGGCGAGATCCAGATGGTCGATCTCTCGGACATCAAGAAGTACGAGCTCAACGCGCTGGATCTCAACAGCGACGGCGGGACCCTCAAGCCGGTGTCCGGCTACCGCAAGGTGCAGGCGTTCTACGAGTACGGCGGCCAGGTCGCGGCGCAGAACCCGTACTGGCACATGCGGATCGAAAACCTCGCTACGCCGGACATCTGAGGAGGATGACTCATGGCTACCTTCGTATGGAGCAACAAGAGCGAGATCTCTCGCCCGTTCGCGAGCGGAGCCTCCGGCAACGAGGTCGAGTTCACCGTCCAGGCCGCGGGTCCGACCAGCTACACGACCGGTGGCGAGACGTTCACCCAGGCGGTTATCAAGACCCAGCTCGGGATCGACTCGATCACCTACTTCGCGTGTGAGGTCAACGCAGCGAGCGCGACCGACGTGGTCGTCCTCGTCTACGACCGCACCGGCAACAAGCTGATCGCCCTCGACGAGGCGGGCACGCAGATTGCTGGATCCACGGATCTCTCGGCGCGGACCTTCCGGATGCGGATCGTCGGCGTTCGGCGCACGGACTACTCGACCCTGCCGTGAACCTGATCGAGCAAGGACAGACGGCTAGCACCATCGGTGCTGGCTTGGAGATGCCCCGGGACTCCCGGGGCCTCTACCCGGAGCGCTACGCCGATCGATCGATCGTGCGTAGCCTCCGGGCACTCAGCCGCCACGCTTCGCTCGAGTGGGACCGGGAGCGTGGCCGCTGGGTGCTCTACGACTTGAACCCGGCCTACGTGCAGCACCCGGACCTCAAGGGCACGCCCAACTGGGCGCGTCCCCCGGCGCTGCGCGAGAGCGGGGCGCTGGTGGCGACGTGGCAGTACCCGGACGGGGCGTACCGTCCGTTGAGCATGGAGCTAGTGCGCGAGTTCGAGCGAGCCCTCTGGAGGATGCGACGGTACCAGGGGCTGCGGCGTCAGGCTGAGTCTGCGAGCCAAGCGGCTGCGGACTTCGATCGGGAGCTAGAGGAGCGCCGCGAGGCGCTGCGCCAGGCCGAGGTCGAGAAGGTCTACGCGCGTGCCCGCGAGGACATGGAGTCGCGGTATCGCTTTATCAAGGCGAACGCCGACAAGAACATCTACGACGACCCGGTGAAGGCACCGGAGCGCAAGATCATCTCTCTCCCCGGAGGCCCGCTGTGACGCAGGTCGCGAGTGACACCATTCCCCGTCCGGTCGTTCCGCCCCCGATCGTCACGGGGCTCTCGTTCCGCACGGTGACGAGCTTTTACCACTCGCCGCTGGAGTTCCCCTACGCCATCGCGGACCTCGACGCGGGCGGCGGGCACTTCGTGCTTCACCCGCTCGAGCCCCTCGTCATGCCGAAGGAGATGGCGCAGGCCGCGGTCGACCGCCTCAAGCAGTACGGCGTCGTGGACACGACCGAGGGCGACATCAACGAGCTGCGCCGCGCGGCGCTCCAGAACCGGGTGGAGTGGCTGCTCGAGAACTGGCGCTTCACGCTGGCGACCGTCGAGCAGGCGCGCGTCAAGGGCATGGTCCTCACCTCCCGGGAAGACCGGCGCGACTTCATGCGGCAGGAGCTGGCCTGGGTGAACGAGCAGTTGGGCGCGGAGTACGATTACCCGACGCTCGAGACCCCGAGCCCCAAGGCGGAAAAGGACGTCCAGAACCTCCAGGCCACGATCGCGATGCTCCAGGCGCAGGTGACGCAGCTCGCGATGCAGCTCGCCCCCGCGGCTCCGCCGCCGGAGGCGAAGCCCCGCGGGCGCCCGCGTAAGGACGCCTGATGCCCACGGCGCTCGCCGGGGAATCGCTGTCCATCACGCCGGGGGTGCCGCTCACCACCGATGAGATGGTGGATGCGGTCTGGGTCAAGCTCGACGCCAAGCAGACCGACGAGTCAGGCGTCGTCGAGATCGACGACCAGTTCCCGTACGATCAGGTGGTCCAGTG